ACATAGCCCAACTCATGATTCAACAGAATACTCTAACGATAGATCAAATAGGTGGGAAGATTTGGTATCGACTTAGAGTTGATAGACCTGAAATTAAGTCTTATATAGAGAATAATTAATATGGAGTATGCCAGGAGGGTATTTCTAGATGAATTGCTGGAAACTATGGAGAATGAAGCATCTCTAATGGCTAGGGAATATGAAACAGAGGATGAAGGAATAGAGAATACTATTGCATCTATGGCTAGTAAACAATCGGCAATGTGTATTGTTCTAAGAGAAATCCTTAAAGAATTCACCAGACATTAGAATTAAAATTATAGATTAGAACCCAGGTAAACTAACACTAGGAGGAGAAGGAAGTTGAATAGTAGGAAATAAACTTCCTTTTCCTTTCTTGAATTTAGTTTTACGACTATTAGCAGCCTGACCAAATAGATCAGATATAGCAGCTAATGGTAGAAGTTCAGGATCATTCTTAGAAACACTATACATACTCTCAGCAAACATAGGCACGAATACTTTCATAGTCTCTTTAATTAAATCCGCTCGTTCTCCTTCAAAGTCAGTTCCTTTAAGCATAGTTAAAACAACAGCAGGAATAGGTGCAGCCCTATTTTCAAAGAAAGTCTCAGCAACATCTAATCCAGTTCTATTACTAGTTCTTTTCTTCTTTAGAATACTATCTAAACCTTTATCCGCCATCTGTGCTGCAGCTGCAATATAACTACCTTTACCTCCAGTAAAATCAAAAGTGGTATTGTGAATCTTAACTTTACCAAAATTAGATTTAGTTGGATTCCAACCTACTTCAGCTCCACCTGCCTTAGCAAGTCCTAGAATACTAACATTCAATCCTGCAAATGATAACCAATTAGTTAATGCTTCATCTCTAGTAACTTTATCAAGTTTAATAAATCTCTTAGGATTAAGATAATTGAATGATCTTAGAGTCGCTGACATATTTCTAGGAGCAAATAAATAAGTATTTAGTTGATGTGCATTCCTTTCCCAAGTTCCTAAATCTCCCCTACCTGTAGAATTATTCACATATTCTGCAAAATTCTTAGATAAATTACGATTCTGATATGGATTCATTCCGGCCTTAACAGCCTTCTCCACCATATCATTATACTTATGAGCTCTAACAGTATTCAGAAATCCAATATAAGATTGTTCTGATTTCTTTACTATGGTTCTAATAATAGGTATTGTATCCGCTAGAGCATTACCAAAGTTTTCTTCTCTAATACCCAAATGTCCATGAATATCAGTTAATTTAAGTCCATCTCCAATTCCTAATTCAGTATGAGGCATTCTAGTAATAGCAGCTTGACTAGCAGCATAAGCATCATTTCCTAATGATTTAATCAGTTGCGGAGTAGACTTCCAGAATGCCTTAGTTCCTACTAATCCCATAGCTTGTCTAGGGGCTGACAAGTCAAAGGATGATTTAAGCGCACGAGCCAGTCCTAACCATTCTTCAGGCTTCGTAGCAAGCTCTCTAAATGTCGTTTCAGGGTTCGTTAATAAATCCTCTTGAACGCTTGCAGGAACGCCTGTAGGACGCCAACCAGACCCGTTATTAGGCGGGTTCATAGGCTGATTTGGAGGAGGTATGTTACCACCTCCTACATCATCAGCTAAATGAACTTGTGGCATTTCACCACTACTATGTCCTATTATTTCATCAGGACCAGTTTCAGGCATAAATACTCTAGGAGTAACATCTCCTGCAATATCATCAGCCGATTCTATTCCTTCATCTAGCATGTTATTTACTTTAGATCTTAATCTATATAGATTATCTATAGTAGGATTAGCCTCCATATCTGCTGCAATTTTCTCAAGATATTTTGCAGTAGCCTCCATCTCTTCCTTCTGTCCTGGAAGAGTATCACCAGCAAAGAATTTCCTTCCCCAATTAGCCTTCTCTTTAAGAGTTCTAACTAATTCCTTAATTCTACCAGGAATGATATGATCTTTAATTATATTATCCTTATCTTTAAGCATCAATTCATTCATTCCCGTTATATCAGTAGGATCGCCTGTAAATACAGATTTTAATTCCCTTTGAACATTTCTAACTAAAGTTCTAGCAGTCTCACCTACATGACCCTCAGTGAAAGGTATTTTGGGAACTTCTATATCATTGGCAGTATCACCTAGTGTTACTTGTGGAACAATCTCACCTTCAATATCAGGTAATCCTTTACCTGCTCTAACTTCATCTCCTTTTCTAAGATTCTCCTGAATCATATTCCATCTGTTAGTTTCAGCTATTTGCTCAGGAGTAGGAGGTAATGCATTATTAGCTTTCATACGAGCTGTATCAGCTTTCATAGCATCTATTCTAGCATTGAATTCTGGATTCAGTTCATTAATATCATCAGCACTCTCCAATGCAGCCTTACCAGTCTTAGGTGGAAGCTCAGTATAAGATCCATCCTTATTAAGTCTAACTCTAGGTTTAGCTAAACTACCTCCTTGATTACCTAATGTAAGAGTCCTATTAGATAGAGGTTTAGTAACAGTAAGATCATGTAATAGAGGAACCTTAACTTGACCTTGTTCTTTAAGTCCAGCTAAATGATTTTTAAGTTTATCCTTAACTCTAGTGCCAGCAGCAGTTAATTCAAGTTCTTCTAGTCCAGTATACTTCTTAAGCCAATTCATGTAATCAGCATTACGTTTGCTAGGACTCTTTTGGGCTATAATTAGTAAGGCTTTATCTACATCATTCTCAAATTCTGGAATCCATGATTTCTGTCCAATATTGAATCTAGGTTTACCACCTTGTAAATCTTTAGGTAGAAATATTCTAGATTCACTTGATATGCTTGGAATTTCCTTTTTAATTGGTGGAATTTCTTTAGCTAATTCTTTTAATTGCGGAGTTACTACACCTCCCTTAGCCTTAGTATAAGCATTATCCATCGCATAATCAGCAGGAGTATGAGTCTTCTGAACTATAGGAATCTTAGCTGGCTCTTTAGGAGCAGACTTAAATAAACTTTTGAATTTAGAAGGATTAAGTTTATTAGCTAACATTCCTCCAACAGCAAAAGGATCATTAGCAATCTCTGCTGGAACTCTTAATGCCTCAGTAACAATACTACCCCATCTAGCTAACTCTGGTCCTACTACTGGAACCTTAGATGCCTGATCTGTAATAACATTTCTAAGTTTATCTATATTCTCAGGTATGCCCTTAACGATAGACATCTGATGTTGTTCACCAGGATACCTAGATTTACCTCCAAATTGCATGAAAGGATTATCACCACTGATTATACCTGAATATGGAGTATCTACTGTAGGTTCTGTAATCTGAGGCGCAGTAGCACCCTTAGCCATAGAGGCATATTTATTAGGATTAAGACTGAGCGCCTTGTATTTTTCAGGATCTAATGGCATTGTGTTAATTCAATCAGGGTAATCCTAAATCCTTCTTAGCCTCAGCAATCATTTCAGGTGTAGGATTAGGAAATCCAATTTTAGCTAATGCTGCTATAGCTGCCGTGTCACTAGGATTATCTGATTGAACATTACCTTGCATTCCAGCAGGATTAATAGTAGGTGCAGGCATATTAGGTATAATATTACCAGTTCCTTGAGTAGAATTATATGGTGGAGGCGGTGTTAAATTTGGTAATGCTACAGTAGGAGGTCCTGGAGGTGGAGTTATACTAGGCTGCATTTCAGGTCTAAGGAAATTAGGAATACTGGTTTTATTACCTCCTCCAGTTCCAGATATACCAGGCACTAATGTCTGTGATTTAGGAACAGGTATACTAGGGTCATTAACTTTCGTATCACCTGCACCAGTAACATCTCTAGTCTTACTAACTACATCAGCTAGAAATACTGCATAACTATCATTCTCACTGGCATGTTCTTTAGGAACTAATTGTCCTGTAGCATCATCTATTTCAAATAATTCTCTACGCCATTCAGGATGCTCTAATAAAGATCTACCCAATGCACCTTGAAATGCAGCATTTTGTTGAGTGGGAGATAAAAGATTTAATTTAACATCCTTAGCCTTAGCAATGGATGTAATCTCACCTGTTACTCTAGCAAGTCTTTCTCTACCAGTTTGTCTTTGAGTTTCTAATCCTGTAGCACCAGTTTGTCTTAGTTTTTCTGTAGCAATATCTCCTTCTTGTCTAGCTCCTTCTAATTGCATTGAACCACGATGTCTTACATTCTCTAAACCAATTCTACCTGATTGTTCAATTTCTTCTCTCTTCTTAAAGAAACCAAATTCCTCAGTTCTTTTTTCTCCTGCAGTTTCTAGGAATCTACCTAATGATTGTCTTTCTCCAGTCTTAGAATCTACAATTTCCATATCTCCAGTAGATTCATTCTTGACGAGATTCTTACCAGAATTCTTAATCTTATCTGCAATCTCTTTAGCCTTCTGACTATTAAGTGCAATAGTAGAATTAGCCTGGAGCATCTTAATATAAGTTTCTTGTTGTTCTAAATCATTCTTAGCAATCTGAACTTCTAATTTCTGATCATCAGTAAGTCCACGATACTCAAGTTCTGCCATTTCCTTGAGTCTACCACCCTTCATGGACCAATCATCTTTAGCACGTTCATATGGAGCATCAACAATCCCCATACCTGTCTTAATTCCTCTACCTACATCTTTAGATATTCCTCCTTCTACAGTTCCGGCAGTCATAGCTAATATTTTACCTAATTTACTAAGTTTATTATCTTGCCTAGTAGGCTGATCTTCTAGAAATTTCTTATATTCGTTAATAGCTGGTGTAGCTCTACCACGTAATGCCTCTAATCCAGTATCAGGAGAATCAGCAGGACTTATAATAGATGGAGGAGGTTCCTGTCTTGGTATCATCATATTGGCAGGATTTACTGCAGGCATAGTAGCCTGTATTGGATTAGGATTTTGTTGTTGATTATTAAACAAATTCCTAAGTTTCAGCTGCTGTAAAAAATCCATCTAATTTACCTACGCGTAACCCGTAAATTGTCCACTACTAGTAGTTCCACCTCTTGGCATCATTCCACCAAGCATACTAGTAGCACCACCACTCATAATACCACCAGCAATACCAGCAGCAGCACCAACACCACTCATTATATTACCACCAATACCAGGCTGAACTGCTATTTGTCCTTGAGTGCCCATATAGCCTAATCTAGCTCTATCGGCATCAGTCATCATACCGCCTTGTCTATCTCTTTCAGCCTGCTCTCTATTAACATCACTACCATACATACCAGATAATCCAGATAATCCTGCAGCTTGCTGTTGATTAGCAGTATTGATATTAAACTGCTCAGCATTCATAGTATTGCCTACGTTTTGGGCGTCGTATCCCGATATAGCGTTACCAGTATTATATTCTCCGCCCAATGCTTGTAATCTATTACCAGTCTGTAATCCTGCAAGTCCTGCTTCCGAATTAGCCATACCACTGATTCCATATTGTCTTCCTTGATTAACTTTATCTTGTATTGCTATATTAGCGTTTAGACTAGTATCTGCAATTCCTCTACTTGTATCCCGTCTCAATTGTCTATTAGCAGCATCCATACCAGGAGCATATCCTCCTGTTAATGCTTGTCTCCTTGAGATTTCATCTTGAGTCCCAGTAGCATAAGATCCAATAGGACTAATAGCCTGAGCTTTAATATCAGCTTTGTTCTTATCTGAATATCCTCCGGTTTTAGCGAATTCATCAAATCCACCGCCTCCGCGCATTCTAGATTCATTTTCAGCACTTAATCCCCCAGTATCTCTAAACTTCTGATACTCGGTATTTGCCGCTTGTAATTCACCTACCTTAATCTCTCTAGGCATGTTCATTTGCCTAGCAGGACCACTAGCCATACCACCATAACCGCCAGTTATAGCATCTCTTAATTCACCAGATTGTGAACCTGCTGTATCTGCTCTTTGTCCAGCAGAAGCAGTAACTGGTTCATAAGCTGTAGTGACATTCTTAGCGGCTTCTTTAGAGTCCTTATATGTTTCTTTTGTTTCTCGTTTACCCATTGTTATACTCCATAATTACACCAATCTGAACCAGCAATTCCAGGATGTGCTATAAGATAATCTCTTATAGGAGCAGGAACATAAGTGTTAGATGGAGTAAGTTTATATTTTCTAGTTGGATTAAGCTCTACGATGTTTCGTTCAATTTCAGGAACATAAGTCGGACTATTATTAATAAGTCCATAATATCCATGTCCTGTTACATTATCCGTAAAATGAATATCATCTCCAGGAATTCCATACATTTCCATAAATGAATTGATATTATCAAGTATAGTATTCTGTAATATTTTTACATTTCTGGGACCATCACCAATCTGAGTTGCTCTACCAGAACCTATAGCATGCATTTTGTGCATGAAATTATTCTTAATTAGAATATCATTACATATACCACTATTATAGTTTCCATCTCGTTGACCTATAATGGTAATATAATCACCAACATTATATATGTCATTATTTATAATAGTGAAATGAGAACTTTCAGCATAAGGATTAGTATTCTCCTGATTTGCTGCCTTAATCATAATTGCTGGAGAATTACCCCATGCTTGTCTCCAGGTATCCTTTAATGTGTTATAACTAATAAGAACATATTTAGCATTCTTAAATTCCATAAGACACTTCATATTATAATTGAGTGTTCTCCATTCTTCTTTCTTTGAAAAAACATTCTTATCGAATGTAATTCCTTCAGGATACATCTCTAGATTAGCTGCATCCGCGCCACCATAAATAATATTCTCACTAGCTGCAGATAATTTGGATGTCCTAATCATATGATTTCGGCATCCATTCCATCCAGCTATAGCTTGTGAATCAGTTCCTTTCTCGTAATAATCATCTGCATCAATATCCTCAATAAGTAAATCAGCACAATTAGCCATAAAGGCTCTACGTGCTGGTCCTCTATGTCTAGTATTAATGAAAGAAAATCCAAATGGGACTTCCTCTCTAATCTTCATAGTAGTCTTATCACCACCCAATGAAATATGATTTGTGGGACTTACTGGACCATCTGTATGAAAATCAGTATTAAAGAATACAACATTACAAGATTTATTTCTGGCAGTGAATCCTGCAATACTTGCCCTATTATTAGAATCTTCTGATTCTACCGTAATTAAAGTTTGTAATTCTCTTTGTGAATGAATAATAGCAGGATACTTACCAGGACCACAGATTAATCTTCCACCACCATTATATAGGGATTTGAAGGCTAGATTAATATCATCTGCTGGAGTGATTTTAACCAAAGGAATTATAATCTTTTTTGGTATTAATTCATCAATCTGCCTGATTGAATTTCCAAAATCAAGATACTGAACAGCCAGTTTATCGATTAAATCCCTAAGTTGATCACTCATTGGGTCCCTTATAAATTTTTCACAAGAACTATATCTTTAGTTCTCTTGAATCCAAATTGTTTCTCTAATGAGAAAGCTAATTTAGGATCTGAAACAAAACAATGTAATTGCTCACAGCCACTCGTTTTACTACCTATCTCTGCATACATCATTAATTCTCTCATAGCCTTAGCCCGTAATAATTTAGGCGTATGAGGATCAACTAACATAATTGCCTCAGCTAATTTCCTAACTATGCCATATGCTATTGGAATAGTTCCATCAAATACAATACGTTGAATTATACAATTATCTATATTATTTAACTTAAAATCCGCTTGTAAATTATTTAATTTATCGATAATCTTCAAATCTTTAAGTTCAGCTTCTCGTATTATCATGGAGTTCATCTCTGATAGAATCCAATAATTCTATAAATTCTTTTGAAGTAAAGGGTTTAGGTAAATAATAATCGAATCCTGCCTCCTTTGCTCTTGTTGCTATAGAATCATCCAAATATGCCGTCATAGAAATTATGGCGGTTTTTTCAAATCTACTATTAGATCTTAATTCCCTACAGAAGGTAAATCCATCTGTTTTTGGAAGAAGTAAATCTAAAATTATGATGCCGGGATTAAATTCTTTAAGAATGCTTCTAGCAGCCTCTGCATCCATTGCTAGCATATATTTATATCCTGCAGCTTCTAATAGAATAGACGCTAATGTTAGATTAGCTGCAGTATCATCAACTATTAAAACTAACATTAACTTGCCTTACCTTGCTGGGGAGGTTCTAAGGCATGAAGCAATGTAAGATCTACTGCTCTTCTTTTAGGAACTTCAGAAGCTCTTAATCTTTCTCTTAGTAATTCTTTAGGAACATCAGAAAACATATCCACCTTAGATAAATGATCTTCTATCTTCTCTAATGTTCTAGCTTGATAATTAAGAGACTCTGAAATTTTAGTTAATGACTCAGCATACTTTTCACCAAATGACATATATGCTGCAGCAGTATCTACTAATTTAGTTTGATTTTCTTTAACATCATTACTATAGAATTTACTCATTTCTATTAATTTATCCTGAGCAGACTTAGAATCTCTAGTATACATCCAGAACATAAGTATAGCTAATGCTGCCCATCCTCCTTGGGTTATAGCCCATTTAATTACATCTAGTTCCATTTTGTTTCAGTAATCAAATTCTACTATGTGTATAACTATATCACTAGCATTGCTGACAGAATGTGGTCCTACTGCTACTTGAGTATTACTAATAAGATTAGCGAGTAATCCAGCTGAAGCATATACGATTACAGCTTTGGTATAATCAGTTAATGTAGGAGTAACAGTAAAATTATAAGTGGTGGTTCCTACAGGAGTCATAGTTCCGGTTGCTTTAGCTACTGTTTTTACCATAGCCGGTTTAATCCAAAGTCCATCACCACGTAAAAATTTAGTATTATTAGGAGTTCCTGTTCCTAATCTTAGGGGATTAACTAATCCTGTTGCAATATTGGCAGCATTTATGGCAGTAATACCAGAACCAGGACCACTAATTACTCCATTACTTTGTAATGAACCTAATCCTGATATAACTCCACCAGTAATAGTTACATTATTAAAATCTTGAACACCTAAAGTTCCGATACCTAAATTAGTTCTAGCATTAGCAGCTGTATTAGCTCCAGTTCCTCCTCCTGCTAATGATAATAGTTTATCTGTCCATACCCCAGCTAAATACTCTTGAAATTTATTTCCTGTTCTATCATACCTCATCATGTCTGCTACAGGATTTGTAGGCAGTGCAACAAACATTTTAGCTACATCTAGATCTCTAGCTGCAAGATAATCTAGAAAATTAGCGTATGTAGAAGTTAGAGTAGGTAGAGCCCAATCTGCCATTATCTATTTCTCACTCTATCTCTAAGTTCTTGTCTTTCTACCTTACTTAATTTCTTCCAAATGCCAGCTTTAGTATTTTCTTCATGAGTAGCTATTCTACTATTTAACCATACTGCAAATTGTTTTTCTAATGCAATTTCCCCATGATCGGCTACAAATGCAGCAATAGCATCTTTCTCTTCATCAGTCTCAAGTTTAATAACTATATTGTTGTTATTAACATTCACCTTCATCTAGATACCCATGCCATATAGCAATTTTACATGCGGACTAGAATTAAATGCTGTTTCCTTCATATAAGCTAAGTCAGCTAAAGCAGATTTAATAGTATCAATTTCTCCTTGAATAAATCCCATTTCTATTAGGACTTCATCTGTTTGAGTCAAAAGAAAGGCATTAACATTAACTGCCTTATCAAAATTGATTTTAAGTTGAAGGCAGATTTGTCCACATATGTAACTAATATCACCTTTTGTAACACCAATACCAATATTCGTTGGGCCGCCAGGAGTTACCATAATTTTTACCTCATGCAAGTGGAATTTCTACACTAAGAGCAATTTGCAATGGATTACTAGCAGGAAAATTATTCAAATGTGCAGTATAGAAAAATAAAGTATCCGATCCGGCTGCAATATTACAAAGTCCTATCGACCAAGGATCTGTTGTAGTATAATAAATATAAGGAAAAAATAAAGCTCCTGCAGATAACATTCCTGAAGGTAATTTAATACCTAAAATACCACCACCTCCTGTATAGACTGTATTAATTAAATATATAGCATATGATAGTTTTTTATTTATTACAGAATAACGATGACTAGCTATATTTCCAGATACGACTGTCCATGTTCCGGCAGTAACAGAAAAATTACTAGATGAAAATGAAATATTAGTCCAAAGTCCTAATGCTGCAAGCTGAGATTGAAGTGTGCTAACTTGTCCATTTAATGTAGTAATTGATGCACTTAATGCGGCAGTTTGTCCACTTAAATCAAGTGCAAACCAATTGGTTTCATCATTAGAATACTCATAATATTTGGCAGTAGAATTATATCTAATCCACATTACAAAACCCCACGTGCCTTCCACTCTACCGTCTTAGTTACTCTTAATCCTGCATAATCATAAACATATGCTTTGAATAAAGTAGGATTGGGAATATCATTAAAATCTATAATCACATCATAAGGTTCTTTGGCGCTCTTGACAGTTGCGGTTATAGATTCTACATCATAAAAGGCTTTATTAAAATTAATTGCAGTTCCTGATACATCACTAGCACTTACAACAACTTCACCACCATCATTCTCCCTACGTAATGAAATTGCTATTGCAAAATTATAGAATGCCAATAAGGCTTTAGTATCTGCTGAAGTAAATGATATTTTAACTTTTATATATCTAAAATTAACTGCATAAAATGTTGGAGTTAATATTGCAGCTCCCCAAGTAGTTCCATTTGTAGATAATCTACTATCTAATCCAAAAGTAAATGCGCCTGAAATAAGTTCAAACAGATAAGTAATGCTAACAATTCCAGTAGCAATTAAAACACCAAAATCAAATATCTCTTCATAACTTCCAGTAGTTACTGTAGGTTGCAACCATAATGGAAATCCTGCTGCAACTTGTGCTGATGGTCCTGCCCAACTTCTTGATGTAAAATGAGCTTGATAAGTCTCAGTTAAATTAAGATTAAAGTATAATCTACCATCAAATAATTTACCATTTACTATGGTTCCACCAAAAGTGCTAACGATAGTCTGTTGCAATTCAAAATCTGGAGGAGCATTTACCTGAGATACTATAGTATATAAAGCACTTTTATCTCCAATAATATTAACAGCTCTAACTCCATAAGTATATATGGCAGTCTCAACTTCCATTAAGAAAAAGAAAGTTCCTCTAACTCCAGTATTTACAATTACTCCATCTCTGGAGAATTCATAATGATCTATAAGAAAAGTGGAATCCGGAACATTCCAGTTAAATAATATAGTATTATTAATAACCATAGGGATAATTTGAATATCGCCTATGACAGGAATTACAATAGTTAAACTAACAGCATCAGTAGAATAAACTCCTTGACTATTTATTGATTTCAGAAGATAAACATGAGTTCCAATCGTTATTGGGTCTAGGATTACCTGATTATTAGAAGTAGTTAATATACGACTAGCAAGCTCCCAATCTAATGAAGGTAAAGTTGCTTCTCTTAATTCATAGAAAGTAAAATCAACACTTGATGGAGTCCAACTTAAAATTACATTAGTATTAGTTAAAGTATAAGTAAAATTTAATGGACCAAGTGGAACAACTTTAGCACCAGTTCCTATCTTACTTCCGACTAATGGAGGCTCATATACTATTAATCCTATATTCTCAATCTCTGTTATTATATCTTGAATAACAGACACTAATTCAGGATTATCTTGGGCGGCCTTAGTTAATAGATTATTAGCCGCTGCTAAATTAACTGCCATTTATTTTAGCTAAATGTTGTTCAATATGTTCTGGCCAACAATTATTACAAATCCAAATATCACATTGATCACATCTAGTTCCATATTCTTCATGATATTTTATATCATCTATTTCGCACGTTCTATATGGATCATCGTCATAATCTACATTATTATAATCATCAATCATACTAAAGGCCTAGAATTGAATATTATATTAGTATAGAGATTAATTCGTTTTAATTTGAAATAAGCTCCAGGAGTATCCATTCTAATGACTATTGATGCCTTTTCACTTTGAAAGTGAGCTAATGCAATGAATTCCTTTCCTGGAAAACAAGTTAGATTAAGACTGGGTAAATCCTGATTATCTACTCCATCTTGACCTTCTAATCTTAGATTAAGAACTCCACTGCCCATTATACGAAATCCTACTGCCCCATAATGATGTATGGCATTAGGCTCTTCTCCTATAAGAGCAAATTTAACAGTATTAGTGATTATACTCTCATCATCATATCTTCTATTTTCTTCTTGGGCATAAATATTACCTGTATTAGCAGCTACCTTTAATACCGTTTTCTTATTTGTGTTTCTATCAATTCCAATGCAATTGGGAGTAAAATCCTCAAATTCCCAAAGATGCCATTTAATACGATCTAACTGAAATCCATTTTCATAATTACATACTAAAATATGAGAAGGTTCTTCAGAGGCATCCAAACACAAAAGAACATATAACAACATTCGTTCTTGATCAAATATAATTTGATTTTTATTATAAAATTCCTTATTAATTCTATCCCAAATTATCTTTCTAATATTTCTGGTTATAGCTAATTCGTCATAAACTCCAGTAAATTTATAAATACCTCCCGGAGAATTAACAACAAACCAATCAACTTTGCTACCAGTAGTATCCCAGAATTTAGCAATTCCATTAACGTCGGAACCAATAGAAGAATCCAAAGTGATAGGCTTCCAAGTAGAAGGCTCAAAGGTGTTATCACGAATAACATAAGTTTTATTTCGCTTCGTAACATAATAATTATCTCTAAATTCTGTAGCGTCTTTAACCCCCTCAGTTTCAAAAGGATCAAATGATGCGAAGCCTGCTGAACTATGAATACTCTCAGGTTCCATAGATTTGCTTATATAAACTAAATTCTTATCTACATCAGGGCCACCATAACCCATTTTATTTCCATAAGGTGAAATAAATACAACTGCCGGAATTTCTTCTAATTGATCATATGTATAATCTGCACTAAACTGCAAATCAACATCATAAAAATCTACATCAGCATATATCGTTGATACATTATTAGCTATCCGAGCGCCTGAGACGAAAAACATTTCATAACCTTCTTCGTCCCCATTATAATCTTGAATTGCGCGGCTAGCAATTAATCTTCTTGCAGCAGTTCCAGTAGGTCCAACAGGAACATTAACAAATGATACTTTATGGACCCCATCCATATCAATTATCTGGGCTGGTCCTGGTGCAGTAACAAAACCTGAATCAGTCTCAAATACCCAAGAGAATATATGGATACCAGTCTCTATTACTCCTGTAGCACCCCAAGCAACTGTAAATCCTGCTACGGGTTTATTACCTGCTGCTTTACGTGCTACTCCAGTTCCATTATACACATAAACAAATGAACCTGGTAATCCTGCTATTCCATTATGGGGTGATATAAATGCTCTATTATTGAAAAATCCTATAGCAAAATCAGTCATTCCAGCTACGGCTAATATTGTTATTCCGGTGGTCAAATCAACAATATTAGTTCCTATCAATGCTAATTTTCTTGCAGATTCTCCCTGTCTCCTATATATTGCAAACTTAGTAATTGGAAGTGTTTCTAATGATAGACCAAATCCATCACGAGTTCTCAACTCGCTTCCGTAAGTTATTGTATTTAATTCGTTTATGAAATAAGTAGGAGGAACTGAATCTTCATAAGAATCAATCCCATATAATCCATTAAACTGCTCTATTGGTATTGGAGTATGGTCCTGTAACATTAAAGACCTATATCAAATCTCAACAAATAGGCTGGAAATGTTACAGTATTTGCTAGTGTTCCAGCACCAGTCGCTCTGATTCTAAGTCTATCTCCCTTAACTACGCGCTTATTCGCAAGAGTAGCATTCAATGCTAATGATCTTTTAGCATTTGCAACCAATGCAGTTCCACCAGTTACTTTAGTAGTATTAGTATCTGTTGCAGCTAACATTGCTGTTGAGCCTGCGCCTGCTTGACCAAGATTAGTGATTGTCCAAGTAATAAAATTGGTATCATGTGCTACAAGAGCATCTACACCTGAGAAATCAACAGAATTCAAATATCCTGTTTCAGGCGCAATTGTATAAGCATCTGTATTACCTGCTGCAGTAGGAATAGTTGCACCATGAACATTAAGATGGGGTCTTAGTCCTGCTCCACCATCTGCTCTAAGAGCCATCATTGGATTCATCGTTGGTGATCCCATAATTTAACCTCTTCCTGTGAATGGCCTTCTACGGACTCCCATAGAATGCTGTGCATTTTTGTGAAGTCTACGAACCAATCTATCTCGTGCTCTAGTAATATCTGCATCAAACATAGATGCTTTAGTCTGACTATTGCCTAAATCCCTTGCAGCATTTCTCGCTGTAGTTAATCAATTCCAGTTCCTTCGTCCGTTACAGGAACTAATCCTGATACATAATTCAATAATACCTCTCTAGCACTTATAGGAGGATTGATATAAATCTGATTAGATCTAAAAGCCCACTGAATAATTCCATCAGCAGGACTTACCTTTAGATTAGGATTAATATCACTAGCCTCTCTAACATAATTCCAACGATCAGTGCTACCTTGTATTCTCTCAACTATTGAAATGGACTCTACGTAATCAACAGGCATTTCAGGTAATAGAAGACTCCCTGAAGGAACTAATATAATAATAGATTCTTTATTAAGTAATGGTATCTCCCACACTGCCAATTCTTCATCCAATTCATCCAATGCCATCTGAAAGAACGGAAGAAGAGTTTCAGTATCATAAACTAATTGATTTACATCATTTAGATGTGCACTAGCACGTAACATCACTGAACCAGCAGTAGAGGCCATTATCTACCTGTAACAGGATTATTTGATTTGCTAATAATCTGTCTAGAATCTATCGTCTTCGCGAAACTCTCTTCGATTTGCCTAAGTCTTTCTGGATTGTGAACTTTACCACAAGTCGGGCAAATAGGAGCATTAATGTCCAGTAAACCAGTTCCACAGAATGGACAATTCGATCTCGTTTCGTCTGCAATTTGCATTAACCAATCACGTTTAAGACCTAATTCTCTTGCGGCAGTTCTCTGAATATCAGAGATCATATTATGTTTATGTGCCTGCTGCCAATCATCATCTGCAATTTGAACTAATGCAGTAAACCAATTATGTTGCTTAGTTAAAACATCTTTAATTTTATCTTTATGATTAATCTCTAATGTCTTAATAGTAACTTCTTCATCAGGAACACAAAACAATGCAGGATGTCTATCAGGACGATAGCCTAATTGAGAAGTAATATGCATATGCACAATACTCTCGGCAATTTGTCGAGATGCAACTAGTAGCTTATCCTGATTACCATCAATATCAGGTTTATAATAATATGAATCTTCTATAAGAAGAATACTAGGAACTCCATCCTTAGCTGCAGGAATAGGATAATGTCCATATTGAAGTCCCGGTATTTCTTCTAGAATATCACGCTTTGCTAAACTGATTAGTGAACTAGTCATTTTTTATCCTCTTTCTTTCTTTTAATCCAAATTACATAATATCCACAATCGGGACATTGTAATTGATCATGAGTTTTACTTTTCTTTTCTGCCCATGCCTGCCATTGATTATATCCTTCAGGACTTTTTGTATGATTTTTTATATTTGGGCATTCTGAAGGAGGTATAATCTTCAATGCCTTTTTCCTAAAACAAATCCATAAGGACTTCTTAATTCACCAATAGCTTCCCTAGTTTTAGTCTTCTTAGCCAATTCACGTTTAGCTAACATTTCCATTCTCATATCAGTTCTTTGTCTCTGATTGAGTTGGAGGAAATACTTAAAATAAAGAAATAATGCGGCCTCAACTTTATCTCTAGATAAAGGAAGAAAATTACCTTCTTTATCCTGAAAGGTATATACTTCTTCATATGAATAATTAGCACTAACTAATCCCATTTCTTTAGCTTCTTTATTTATTGGCGCAATACGCTCAATTATCCATCTATTTTGAGCAAATGGATATTTTAATACTTCTCTTGTCTCAACCACACGTCTAATAAAAATATCACCATAAAAATCATGAAATTCAGAATGTCTTAATTCAGTTACTCCAGTAGACCAAGTAAGACGAAAGCATGGATGTCCATCGATGGTTTTACCATAATTATCTAAAAGCCATTTATTAATCCCAAGATCATCCATACCTTCAATCCCTCTATGCTACGAGTGGCAATTCACCTTCAGGAATAGGCGTTTCTACGGTAACACCAATTTCCTTCAATCTATCTGCTGCTGCATTCAATGCTGCTAGCAATGATTCTTCTTGAGTCTCAGTCAAGTCAGTTCGATTCAATTGATCAGTAATGGTCTTGATATACTCACCAATGCGAGTAGTCTCAGCGGCCATCTTATCGAAACCTTCTTGAAACTGTTCCATCTTTGCCATGATTGTTCCTTTGACATTCTTTATTGCATCTAATACTTCTTTGTGTCGCTTTAATTCTGCCTCTCCATCTTCAAAAATGATTCTCATTTAATAACCCCCTACTCCAGAATGACCTTGGCTTAACAGACTAGAGTAGGGAGTTCTCCTACCCATTTAGGAGATTTATGCTGCGCTAGATGGATACCAAACAGCTCCATCATAATACATCTGCACAACAACACCAACTACAGCAGTTCTAGCGACAGCAATATTACCTGCTGCTGTCATAGTCCAAATAGCTGTAGGAATCAACGTAACGTGACCAACAAATCCAGTATAAGGAGGATTGATGTTCACAATTGCAACTACTCCTGTTACCTTATGAACAGGATGAGAAAGTGTAATAGTTGCTGCTGATGCAAGTGGTGGACCCTCATATTGTCCTGGAGGATTAATTGCAGCTCTTGCAGCAAATTTAGCGAGATCAACATCTGGCATTTCATTAACTCCTTGAATTCTAATCTAATTAATATTACTTGGATGTGTCCCAGGCCCGCCTGATGCCCTACCTTATTTTGCCCAAGCTATAAGCATTATTCGATAGCATCCAAGTAAACTAAATTTCATTCGTAACCTGGAGGAATCAACAAGTTGTCAATGTAAACACCAACACCAGGACTCTTATGATAGAGATTCCAATCAGCAGTAATATAGCTAACACTTGATGTTGCTACACCACCACTACCACCTCTCATCTCGAATATCTTACGCCCTGCTACTGTGAACCATCCAGGTTCCTTCATTACGGCACGTCCATACAATGCCATAAGAACGAAGTCCATTCTCTTTTTGTTCCAAAGGAATGATTCTTCGATACTAACACCAGCAATAGAAAGATTATCTCCAAAATAGAGATCCAATCCTTCATTCTTATTAGTTCCCTTGTTAATCATAACCGATAGATTACCAAGAGCTTCATAAGCTGCTGTTTGTGCGGGGTGCGTCCAGATTCTGGGCTTTAGTTTCTTGGCATTTTTAATACCAACACGATCGCCCATTTTATTGATAGCAAGTCGACCTAGTGGGAATGCAAGCATTGCGCCACCACCATCGACTCTACTTGCTACTACTTCTGGAGTAGTTGCACGATCTAGACCTAACCATGCACCAGTAGTAGCATTAGAAGTATGATAAGGAATACCATACAATGCTACTGGAGTTACTCCAGTTAATCCTTCAGGCAGGACAACATCTGTTGCAATGATACCTGTTACACTGGGAATCTTAATTGTGCTATTTGCATAATCAAGAAATGAGATAGTAACAGGTCCAGCAGGAGTTCTATTAACAGTCCTAGCTGCATTGTAAACACTAACACGCTGACCATATCGTAGGAGTTTAACTCCAAATCCATCAGTCGTGCAAGTAATAGTATCTACACCTGCTGTAGTGTTAATAGTTGTTACAGTTGCAAGAACACCAGTTCCTGCTTGCATGATTTGAGCTTCTGAATGTCTACGGAATTCATCCATAGCATCAGCCATGTTATCACGAACTGCATTGATAACAGCCTGATTACCCTCAGTGCCCAATTCAACTTCAAGAGTCCATTGAATAGCAATCTTAAGATGTGCTACTGTAATGGTTCCCTTATCATACTTAGTGGCATCACCAGTTCCCAAATCGCCATTATTTGGGTCATAATAACCAAACTTACCACCGGGTCTAAGTTTGATTGGAACCCTCATACTACGACTAGAAACCTTCTTACCAGGAACTTTCTCAACTTCACTATAGAAGGTATCGTCGACGTCATAGGCTGTCATAAGCCTATCACCTTCTACCCTCTCTAGTTCTGTTGCCAATACGTCATCAACTGTTTGCATAATACCCTCCGTCTAACATTCCTTTTTTATGTGAATCTATCAACCCTGATTTTACAGCATTTAACAGTGCTGGACTGGAGGGTATGATTGATAATAATTCACTTTTTATCATCACCTAACATTTCTATTAGGTTCTTAGCATCTTTTGGTGTTAATGGAGATAGCATAGACTTACTAATCCATTCCACCATCTTTCCAATCACCATTTTCAATTGAATAATCTCCTGTTTTAAGTCATCTATCTGCTTAGATTCTGCTTCAGGAGACATTACTTTCACCCTAATCAAGTATCTGTCGAGTAGATAGTCTTTCTTCTTTAGCACGCAGTGGAGTCATTTGTTTACCTTTACCACCAGATTCTTTTCCTCCTGAAAGTCTAGTAGTTTCCTTTTCTTCTTTATCCTCTTTAATTTCTTTACCTAAAGCCTCTCTACGAACTTCCATTCTTATCTTAGGTAATACTGTTTTAGCTTTAGCCAAGAATAATGTTGATAATGAACTTTTAAGTGTTCCAGAAAATCCATTTCTTTGTTCTCGTTTCCATAAAGCCTGCATTCTGCCCATATATGCAGAATCTTTTTCTAATTCCTCAAGAACTCTACCCCTAATATCCTTAGATAGAATCCTAACCAATCCTTGTTTACCCTTAAGATCTATTAGACCCTTACCAATCTCTTCATCTAGTTTGTTATAGCAAGTTTCAGTAACTTCCTTATATAGATTATTATATTTGGTGCTAAAGTATTCTGCTTTATCTTTCTCTATCTTATCATCCTTCTTAGATTCAATATTAATTAGAGGAACATCCTTTTCAACATCCTCATAGGCACCACCAAAGATCATCTTATGGACTATCTTGGCAGCATTCTTAATATTGTCATCTTTATCTCTAGTTCCATGAGCATATACGTTTCTAATAAACGTTGCAACCTGGGGTCCAATTATCTCAAAATAAAGATCTTTATTAGTCTTCTGTAATGAAGGCATGAAGTTCTTAGCAAAATTCTCTAATCCATCTTTACTTTCAGATTCGAGTTCAGAAAGAAACTTATCTACATCTCCATCAATTACAGCAGCTGTAATCTCCTCATATGCATTCTGAGCTTCAGATGCTCTTTTAGCATCTTCTACTGTAGGAAATATTTCAGTAAATTGCTGTTCACGGAAAAAAGCATGTTTAAGTTCTGGAAAATCCTTAAAGAACTGAGGATATTTTCCTTTAATATCTTTGAATTCTACTCTAGTTAATTGAAGTTCTTCTTCATCATCTTCCTTCTCATCTTTATCCTCATCTTCCTCATCTTCCTTTTCGCCTTCTTCGTTATCTTCATCTTCATCCTTTAATTCATTTTCATCATCTATTTTTAATTCTTCATCTCCTCCAGAACTATCAGGAGGATAAAATAATAGACTATTCAAAATATCATTGAGGAACATTTTGCTCTCCTTCAGGATTTACAGGTCCTGGACTGGGTGCATTAGGATCTACTGGTTGTTGTTCCATACTTTTCATCTTAGCAGCCTCTATATGAGCCTTATAATGCTCTTCAATCATCTTCCTACCTTCAGGATTACTTTTCTTTAACATTAATCCTGTAGCAGATACTAAGAATGTTCTACAAACTTCAGCCTCTACCTCATTATCATCTATCTCAGGATCTACCTCTACTGGAATTCCATTAAGTAAATCTACGAATTCCTGATATTGTTTATCTCTATCATCTGCATTAGGTATATAAAAATCAGGCGCTCCGAGTGCTTTTGTAATGAGAGGCAAATTCTGAGGATGATACATGGCCTCACTAATGTAATCATCTTTAAGACCAAGAAGTTGAATAATAAGATCTTTAAGCTGACCTGCACTTTGTGGTAAATCTTCTTCTACATCAGCCTCAACTCTACCAATCTTACCATCCAAATCTTCTTGTCTAATCCAAGTATTTATGAATCCAGTCTTACCTTTCTCTACAATCTTCTCATTCTCTCCAGTCTCCCTCATAGCATGAATTGCCAGAGGAACTGCCTTAGACATGATATCAGCCCAAAGATTCTTTAATGTATTCCAAGGTATACTTAATCGCTGCAAGGCCATAGCACGAGATTCAGTATACTCTCTAGCAGTTTTGGAGCCACTAGTAGCAGGGCCACCATAAATAGAAGGAAAGGAACCAGATACGAATTGTCCTTTATCATCTAATTTCCTATGGAAAAGATCAGCCTCTTCTGATAGTGTTGCAGTCTTTAGAGTATGAAATGAATCTCCTATGCTAGCCCCATCTGCTGGAGTCATAGCAGGATAAATCATTCCTGGTGCAGCTTTAGATTGACTATATTTATTAAAGTCTAATACATCGCCCCTAGCAAATGTCTCAGGAATAGAATGTTCGAATGTTTCTATTTGTAAATCAACTATTTCATTTTCTAAATCCTGAATAGGCGCTAGAGGTTTTCCAAGTGGCTGTCCATGAATATAAGTGCTTAAAGGATTCGCAGAAATAGCCCAATGATCATCGAGCGCCTCGTTATTTATTTCAACAAGTTGATCATCAATGATAATAGCATAAACTCCATCAGGATATTTCTTTCTAAGTCTCTTAATCTCATCATCCTTACCATCGAGTAAATCATATCCCCAAGGTCTAATCCAGAGACATTCTACAGTTGATAGATTACTATGATTTACTCCAATATTAATTCCGCGTTCTTCTGCATTCTGAGCATCAATCTTAGAAGTAAATCCCTTTTTCTTTAGTTTAGGATAAAGATTTTTAAGTGCTGAATAATGCTGCTCGAACTTCAATCTTAAATATGGAATGTGTTCTTGTTTTCGGGCATAAAATGGCAAATAAACAAATAAAGGACTATATACTTCTATTTGAGTTCTAGATTTAGGCTGTAATTTTGCACCGATAATATCTGCAACTTCTTCATTATATTCGTCTTGAATCGGAATACCATGATATCCACAAACTGGACAAGTTTTAGCTTCTTCCGGTATTTTCGCTTTTTCATTTTTAGAAACTATCTCATCAATGTTATTTCCACATTCAGGACAATTTAATAATACTGTATTTATTACAGCCTTATCACCATGAACAGGTGTTGTATAAGTTCCGAATTTTGAGTTCCTTCTATTATAAATATAAGCTGCTACAGTTCCCTGATTCCACAAAATGACAAGAATACGAATAAGAAGCATTATTGCTTCATTATGTCGTTCGATTTCTTGTTTAATTTTAATGCAAACCTTCGCCGTTGTAATATCAGCCTCAACATCAGCATCGTTAGGGTAGAAAATTGCAGACGGAGTCTTAACTGATAATGCTGCGATAATAGATTCTCCGTGCGCTCGGTATATATTGATAATTTTGTCATAGTGTCTCATAGTCTGATTGCCTGGCGTTGCATCTAGACTACGATAATCCCTCGCAACTTGATCCCAATAAATTCTTTGAACACCTTCAAAATAAGATTCAAGTTTCATCCATAAAGGACGGTTATTATCTCTTTCTTGTCTGTCTTCCTTATCGTATTCCTTACTCAATTCTAAAACGAGATCTACCAAATCATTATCTAGATTAACTAGTCCATAAGTCTTTGTTGTTCCTACACTAGCCATTATAAAGGAATCCAAGGAATAGGATTATTTTGATCTGCCCCTAATTGTCTTAATTTACTTTCCACCTCCAACAATCTCATAATAACTACAGGAGCTCTAGCAGGACTAATTCCTTTTCCTTCCATCTCTAATCTAATACTCTCAATAACTTTAGCCATTTCTTGAGCTGCTGGATGCAACTTAATGATAACGGCAAGTGCTTGTGTAGGAGTTAACATGAACTAGTCCTGCTTGAGTAAATTAAACTGATGCAGTGCTTCTAAGCCTATCCCTAATACTCTCCAATCTTCGTTTCTTCTCTTCTTCTGATAGATTCTTATCCTTAATGAAATTGTCAATTTCATCTGCCATACCATTAGTATCTTCGTTAATAAACATCTTCTGTTGATCTGTAATACCATTGGTAGCTCTCAGAAGTTCATTTCCTTCCCTATTAGGAGTAGGATTTGGTCCTGATTTAACTTCCAATTCAGCATTCAATTCTGCAAGGGTTTTCTTACTTCTAATAGACTTATCACCAGCAAGCCTACCATGCTCAGTAAGATTAGTATTACCAGGAGTCCCAGTAAGACTCTGAGTTTCATTTCTGAATTCAGGAACCTTGGCAAGTCGTTCTTTTGATTTTTCTGCCTCTTCCTTGTTAATAGCACTAACAACCGTCTTAACTCCATCCTTTTCTGTCGTCTCGTGAAAAATAGTTTTAGCTAGATCATCAGACTCTTTTTGTGTAGGAGATGAAAGAGAATGTGCTCCCAGTTTATCTACAACTTTAGGATCAGCTACTGGAGGTTGTTCAGTCTTGGCATCAAGTTTAATTGGTTCATTCACCATTGGAATACCTTCCTTTTCAATTGATTTTCGTCTCATTGAATTAATCTTTTGATGATCTTTTTTTCATCTCTTTAGTTAAAGCAGATTGTGCTGTTTTGTATGTTAGATTATTCTTTTGATTTCTTAGTTTTTCTCTATCTTCTTCACTAATCTTTTTAATTCTTCCTCCACCCCACATAGATGCTGGAAGTTCTATGTCTTTGTCGATTGAGCCTTCTGATTTCTTTCTAGTCTCAGCAGGAGTATCAAGATAACCTAAACTCCTATTTCTAGTCTTAGAAGGCTCAGTAGTTCGGTATTTTGATTTACTCATCTTCAACCATCTTCTTCTTTTTCTTCATTATATCACCTAAACTACTATCACTATTAGTAGTAGGTGCAGTCTTAGTTACCTTGCCCCCACCCCACAATGATGGTATGGCCTTAGAACCTTGTCCTGGAGTAACTGCATCTACTGATTTCCTAACACCTTTATCTACAGCTTTAACTGTCTTAGTAATAGGACTAAACATCTTACCGAAGAAACCTTTTTTCTTCTTCTTAACTTCTGGAATTACAGGTTTACTTCCTGTATCAGTAGCCGCACCAATACCTGCTGCAGGAGTAGGTGATGTTACTTTCTTTTTACCCTTAGAGAAAGGATTAAACAGACTCATCTGATCCCTCTTCTACCATCTTCTGATATTCTATACGAGAAAGTTCTTCAGCTTCTCTAATCTGACTTCTCAAAGATTTATAGCCTCCAATAGGCTCCATCTTACTGGTATCTATTTCTGTCTTAAGTCTTTCTGTAATTCCTAATCGTTTGAGTAATAATGTATTCTGTTCTTTGAAGAATCTCAGTTCATTTTCTAGATGATTAATATGCCTCGTATTATTCTCATTAAGCATCTCTAGAAATCTAATAGTCTTATTTGGTCTATTGATTAGATTAATGACGCCTCGAAGCCATTCTCCTAACACCAAATTGAACTGCTTTATTCTGTGCTTCAAGGTGTTCCATCCTACGATAAAATTGATTAGTGTCTGAATTATTATGATAATCTTCTATTACTTCCTGAACTCTCTTACGTCTTTCAACTTCCTCACCTAGCAAACCATTCATATAACGATTAGCAAACTTACAAAGATAACGGAGATTATCAATAGGATCATCTCCATTAAATTCCGCAATGTCCTCAGTTTTCTTATCATCATAAACACAGACTGGAATAGTCTCAACTAATACTGGCGCTACACAATCTGCTGATTTATTTTGTAATCCTAATATTTGTATTATTGGTAGATTAGTTTCTTCCTCATAAGGCTTGAAACTATTCATGTAATTCTTTAATGCTTCATCTCCTAATCTTCTATATATTTCCTGTGCTTTATCATGTTCATAAAATTCATTTTGTTCTCTTCGTGGTTTCTGTTCCCACCTAAGGAAATCTTGAACCAATTGTAATGTGCTTATTCTACTACCTGGAGTATTTTCACTAGTTACTGGAACCATACCAGCATACTTAGCAACTTGTGATGCTATAGTAGTTGCTGTTCCATGTTCCTGCCAACCAGAACCACATAATACAAATGTTACGATATTCTCATATTCACTTGCTTGTCCAATTTCTGTTGCCCAAAAGGGAACATCAACACCTTTCCAGGCGCGTTCACGATAGATGTATAATCTGTTATTAGGAGATATAGCAGCCCACAATGCATGACACATTGCACGCTTACCCCAATCAACACATAGTATTCTGGGCCACCATTCAGGAATATTAAAATATTCACAAATGTGCAGAGCATTATCAGGTTCATCAGGAAATCGAAATGGTCTAAATGAAATAAAGACCGAACCTTCAAATGCATGCCAATCTCCATATTTCTTAGCTCTCTTCTCTGCTTCCGGTAGTATCTCTAACTTCTGTAAATAGTCTGGATCATATGCCATTCCATAAGGATTATCCTGTGGCAAACATGGAATATATATTCTTCTTAATCCAGTTATTTTATCCTTAATAATTTTATATCCTGCTTCACAGGGCCTAACAAACCTGTTATAAACAAAAGTTTGCCCAATGCCACCAGGATTGGAACCGTTACGAACAATAGCAATATTAAAAGAACTACTGGGACGAACACGGGAGCCCACAAAATAGCGATACATTGGTTCTTCAAAGTGTGTAAGCTCATCAAATGCGGCATAATTATACTGCGCTGTATCGTATGCCTTAACATCCTTTAGGTGTTGAATATGGGAAAAATCAAAATATGATCCATACTCAGGCCAGTGCCAACTATGCTTAGTCTCATTATACTTGGCACCAGTTAAAGGAAAATAATCTTTACTAAGACGGATTACTTCCTTTTCCAAATCGGTCATTTCTCTTCGTAAGAGAAGACCCTTAAATCCTCTATATTTGTAGAATCCCCTGATTAGGGGTAATAGGGTGAGAATAAAACTCTTACCGCCATATGCGGCGCCCCCATATAGGGCCTCGTAGACTGTATCAGGAATCTGAAGTAATGCCTCTTGAACTTTATGTGGGACTATCTTGATAAAATCATTACCAGGATCTCCCATCATTACCGATGAGGCCATTAAATATCTCTACGCAAGTAACCTGTAGCCCAAAGAACGAAAATAATAATCAATACTAATCCTACTCCACCTCCTCCAACTAATGGACCACCTCTATAATATCCACCTCCACCAAGTAACAATAATAGAAGAAGAATTATGATAATCATATTAGGCCTCAATTACATCGTAGTCAGCTTCCTTTTTCATATTAGGTGCATACATATGCAAGTGAACCTGCTTAACATCCTTACCCCCATCACCTGATAGTTTATCAACTAGATTACTTAAACTATTCAATACCATTACTCTTTCCTTAACTGAATCCAATTCTCTCGGATCAATCAATTCCAGAGTATCCATTAGTTTAGTTATTGCTGCATCCTGAATACCATGCTTGACATCTAATACTCGTGCCCTAATATCAGGATCTTTTATCCCTATTCCATTAGTTAAATCATTGGCTCTATTCCTACCAATTCCATGCAATGCAGCAGCATCTCTTGATGAAGTATTAATAGCATCAATTGCTATAATCTCCTTAATACTATCAGGAATCTCATTCTCCTTAGTCGGTCTACCTTCAGACTTATGAGGATTAATAGTTATTCCTTTATCCTGAGATTCCTTAAGAGGATTGATTTCCTCAAGTTCATCTTCTTTTAGAAAGATATTCATTTAATTCCTAGCCATGTATTTGTAAGTGCATTGGACTGATGATAGTGAATTCCATAAAAACTGATTGGTAAATTATCGATTAATAATCATAATACTATAGTCTTAAAAAGTTGTTAATCCTAAATTCATTACACTACCCGATACAGACAGTATAGCACATTCAATCGATCTTGTCAAGCCCGTCCCAAATCTGGATCGATAGGAATTTTTAATTATAATTCTAACCTTTACCATTTAACATCTTTTACCTATTAGAATTAATTAAATTACCCTCTCTCAGTTAAGTCCACCTCCGCAATTTTCGTGCCAGAACTTATCTAAAAGAGGCATATGGGGGTATGACCTAATTTATTATTCATGCAGTTGTGTGCATTGGTTAAATGACCTAATTTGTATACAATACTGCATGCTATTGCACTCATATATTAGGGCATTTACCCGAGCGTTCAGAATTGCACAGTATTGCATTAGGGCATATAACAGAATGCTGTAACATACTGATTCTAAAGGGTTTATAGAATATACGTGACTTCCAGTATAAAAGTCACCCAAACGCGGTATTACCGTCGACATACCAAATATGTAAGTTGTTGATTCTAAAGGACTTATGGGAATATAAAGATGGCATCAGCCATGCTATAGTATAGTATGTCGGAAGGATTCAAACGGATGGCGCGAAACTCATGCAAGCCGCAGCCAGCCACTAACGCAGGAATGGTATAACAGTATAGATGCATAATACTAGCCAATAGGCTATAACTAGATTTGCAGCACAGCTTAAATCCCGGCTGTAAAATAAAGGGATGTCTCCGTCTACTAGTGGACCGAATGCTTAGGCAATTAGTTCTAATAGGCGAATAATACTCGAAAGGGTCAATAGTAGACTCATGGGCTAACAATGCACCTAATTGTTACACTATGCCTTGTCTACTACTATGCCAAAGTCCCCTGATTCTGTAAGTAAAATGACAGCGGACCGTGTATAGTAGTAAACGATTAATAGTAACACTACAAAATTAGGATAATTAACTAACCTGACACTCTACTAGAGGCCGATAGAGAACCTTTCTCTTTTGAGAGGTATGCTTTAATGATTGGACTAAGGATAATTATGTTTATTCTTCGTGTCCAAAATGCTTATCGTGATGAGGTAACACACTACTATTTTCATCATATGTCTCATGCTTTAATTACAGCAGAGAACATGATGAAAATGATGGACTATACTTTCATTGATTATTCAGCAGGGTTATACAATGCTGATTTATCTAAGTATAGACAATGGAATGATGAAACGGGTAATATTTCTATTACTCTTTATCCTATTCCATTTCAAGACTAATCTCGCGTTTAGGTCGACGTCGATTTCTGTCCATTTTCTCACCCAAATTCCAGTCATTAAAGGATACCTCTTGATTTAGCCAATTGGAGTCGATTCCAGTTGACAAAGAGAGGTGTCCGTGTTACTATTACTGAGTCGGGGGAATTATCCTCCACTTGAAACCGGAGAATGTCCAAATGAATAAGAATAATCGCGGTCGTCTCGTTTCTAATGGTGTCCTGGTATCTTTCCAGAATGTTGCATCATTGTTGCCTACTGAAGGTGAGACGACTGAAGTTAGTAACGTAGTTAAGGAAACTGAATTTGGGGAAGTTCTTCGTGGAACATTCTCCATTAAGGTTACCGATGATGCAAAAAAGGTTCTTTACGAGAATAAAGAGGAACCCTTTGAGTATAACAAGGTTAATAGCCTTGCTAATGCTCTGCGTTACTTCGAGGCTAAGCTAGATGATTCTGCTATCACTATGCTTGGAACGGCTTTGACTTCTAAGGACGAAGCTGTGTCTAAGACTATTGGTGAGGCAGTTGCCACTGTAGTCAAGGTTATTAACATTAAGCTGAGAGCAGATGCTAAGTCGGCTGCATATCAGTCTCTTGTTAATAAGTATACGCCTCTTGAAGGTGAGAAGCGTGATACTGCAATGGCACGTCTGGTTGCTAATTTCATTCGTCTTGCTGGAGTATCGAAGGAGACTGCCGTTAGTCAATTGGTTATTGCTAAGGCATTGCCAGAGGATTATACGGTAGCTGATTTTGATGCTACTCCTCTGCGTCGGACTAAGTCTGATGAGGATGAGTAAGGATTAACCTTACAAGTAACGTGCCTGAACATGCATCATAACTGTTCGTAGCTTTTACAGAATGCATCAGTATCTAATATTGGTGCATTCGATAAAATCTATTGAAACGATAACACGGACTCTCATTAGGGAAACTAAAATGCGATTCTCAATAGTATGCCACGGAACTGTCTACGTAGGATTCTCTAATAAATCAGATGCTCATGATTGGGCGTGTCGTAATCTTCATTTTGAATGGGAGATTATGCAAATGATTAATGTGGAAGATATCCATAGATGAAAAAGAAAGAACGAAAGGCTATTGACCTTCTACTAGGATTGGGTTATACTCTACTTAAGAATAGGTGATTAATGATTATCTGCTACTGTGTCAGACACAAAAATCATCACAAAGAAATAGAGCTTTGTGGGCGATTCCAAGACTTGGACCATTTCAAGAGATTCCAGAAAGTAGAAGAGTTTCGTGGATGGTTTGTTTCTTGTTTTATTATTCTCACTGAATAACTAAAACTGGACCTGAATATGTCCTTAAACTATTCACCTAATTGCTATATTCTATTAAGTATACAATCACGAATAAGCTGACGAAGGGTGTTAACACTCTGCCTAGAGATAGGCTAACGCTGAAATAAGGATTGTATACTTAGTAGAGGATAGCCCAAGGGTGATTCCTCACTATGGACTCTAACATAGGAGATTGCACAATGCATTAGAAATGGACTCAATACTAGCCAGAGTATAAAGACTAGTCTTATCATGTGACCTTTCCGAGTTACAACATGATTCGATAAAGGATAAACTCGGATATTCTATTAGCTTATTAGTCATGTGATAATCTAATCGAGTAGAATAATTGAGTAGAGATTTCTTCATTTGGTTTAGATGAGAACATGATTTGAATGCCATTTGAATGAGTCTTGGATGCATTTCAGTCGAGTCAAATCAGGGCTAAGTGACTGATACGGATAGAGTTAGCGTCGATACCCTATCCTTCCCCCTACCATCTCGACCACACCCATATGTGTCACCTCCTGTGGACAGTGGTGTGTGTTGTATTGTTATTATATATATTATAAATATATATAAAATATAAGAACACCCCACAACCATGCACTAATTACATAGTGTCCACTCTAGGTGACACTTGACAAGGTCTAACGGGTGTGGTAAGATATGCCGGGGGAGGGAGGGAGGGTCAAAGGGATGATTCTCGCTAAACCGTTGAAACGAAAAGACTTAGGGCACTCTGAGCCTTCCAAGTCTTCAACCGAATCTAAACCAGAACACATTCAGATTGCATCCAATAATGAATCATTAGTAAACCAAACGACACTGTCCAAAGAGTCATATAGACCTAAAGATTTGCGTGGGAAAACTATGAGTTTAATTCAGTTGATTGTTAATCAATCTTCTGGACTAAATGCGTATCAGGTTTATTATTTGTTCAGAGAATTTTGTAAGAGGTATGACTACTATTCAGGTAGCACTAAGTTTACAATTGCAGATTATTTAAGTATATTATTTAAGGAAGGAAAGATAACTAAGATTAGAGTGAGAGATACTGACTATTATTATCCAATTAACAAGGATTAACAAGGATTAACAAGATGCTTTACATTACCAACATACCTTGTGTTAAGTGTAAGAGAAATACTCTTCATTACGAAGATAGAACTTGCATTCCTTGCAATGATAGTTCGGATTACCAAAATGCTCAGGAAGATGCAAGAATTAAGGCTGCTAATCGAGTTGTTAGATATGTTCCTTTTGATTACAGTATTGAACCTGACCCAAGAGACTAAATCAAATGCCAACAAAAATCTGTCTAGTGTGTGGTAAGATTAATCCATCTACATTAGGACCTTCGTCTACTCAAAAGGATGCAATGAAATGCCATTATGATAATGGCGCTTTGAATACTACGGTAGTTGAAAGGAATCCCTTTATCGTTACAATTCCTGGTTAATTAAATTGAGAATTGGGCTGGATTATCATTATCATTATCATTATCAATGGGTAAAGATAATCCAGTCGAGCGTTTAATTTAATTGGTAAATAACCTGTAAAGAAAGGTCGCATACAAGATGAGACTATGTGATTTGGTAATCAATAAGAGATTACCTAAAGATGCTAATGGTGAGATGACAATCGAATTGATATCACGTAGCATGATTACAGGTAAGTTAGTATCATTTGTTGATTTAACTGGAACCGACGATGAATTTGAAAATTTCATTGATAGGATTAGAAGGACGGTCCAACGTTGAGTATCATTAAGTATCCACCTACCTATCAGCCTAAGGTCAATTAAAGATGACTGTTAAAGTAGTCAAATATACAGAAGAAACTAAGAAAATATTTTCTCCTAAGTATATATTATATTGGCCTAAACATGACGCACCGATTGGAATAGACGAAGATTCCTACGGTAATCTCATAGGATTTACAGCAGCTACCAAGCTCAAGGAAGTTTATTTCTTTGATAGTGCAAATGAAGCAGATAAGTACGCGTCAAGGTTTAGTATAAGGTTTAGTAGAGAAGATATACTTGAGACTAGATTAGTAGAGTTCAAAATAAAATGACTACAACAGCAGTCAATGTAAAATACTGTCAATCCTGCATTGAAAGAGGATTTAATCCTCCTAATCCTGCAAGTAGAGAATGGCAGGCAGGAATATTTTACTGTGACGATTGTTTCATGGCAATCATAAACAATCTCACTAACATTGCACCAGCAAGTGTCATTCATGTAGAGTCTACAACTAAAGTAGAACAGGGACCACTACTTCCAGTAATATATCAAGCACTGAATATTCCAATTGAACTTCAGTTTGATAATGTAGATACTACCTGTAGGAATTATGATAAGATATTCAATTATCATGCACCTGCAATTATCAATCGGACTCTTGAAAGTATTACAGAGGAGATTGAACAATTAGGAATGAGTATCTTCCAGATTAAGTATAAACTAGACCCACTACAAAGAGAACAGGCTAGACTTAAGGAAGAACGACGTAAGGAAAAAGGTCTTAAGGACTTCGATGATTCTAAGGAAGAGTATGCTAAGGTAAAGAAACCATCTTCAGTTAAGACTACACAAGAAGAGAAGATGGCAAAGACTTTAGGTATGAGCTTGGAAGCATATAAGGCATTCATTAAGACTACGCAAGATGCTGAGAAGATTGCACGGGAAAAGAAATTTAACATACTAGCAGGTAATTGTGGTGAGTGTGGGGGGCCTATGCCTTGTATTAAGCATGGTTAATTATCATGGCTAAACTATCAGGCAAGGGCAAAGGCAAGTGGGCATCTACTAAAACATTAGAAAAATATCGTAAGAAACGTAATAAGAAACGTAAGAGTAAATAATGAATCTAACTAACGAATTCAACAGTAAGATTAAAAAGCCAATTGAACCATTTAGATGGTATGAATTATGGTATATCTTTTGGACTGTAGTAGGACTATCCTTTTTATTTGGTAGATAAGATTAAACCTCTAGAGTAGGTATAACAATATGGTTCGTCAGTATGATGCACAGTTATTGTGCGATAAAGCATTACGTAAGTATGGTCTTTGGGAATTAGGTTTTAGAACTAATTTCACCAAAGTCGATAAGTTCATTGCAGCATGTGATCATACTAATAAACGTATCATTATAAGTGTGCCACATTTGAACGCGCGTTCGGAAGCTGAGTTAATTGATACTATTCAACATGAATTGGCACATGCATTGGTAGGCCATGACCACGGTCACGATGATGTATGGGTCCAGAAAGCATTAGAATTAGGATGTAATAATCCTAGACCTTGTGGACATTCTAATGCTGAAGCTGGACGTGCTACTAATGTAGTAGAGACTAGACCTGAAAAGAAGATTAAGTCTATTAATGCTTATTGTCCAGTTTGTTCCGTAACAGCTGTAGAAGTATCACGGACTACTAAGGTAGATAAGATTACAGGATTCAAGAAGATTTTAGTTCACCTTCAATGTGGTCATACCATTGAGAAGGATAAGATTAAGAATCCTATAGAAGAATTGAATTCTTGGACTAGCAATTCGGGTAAGACAGTATTTCCTTTTCAAGTAGAAGGTATTAAATTTGTATCTGATGCTAATGGTAGGGCATTAATTGCAGATGAGCCTGGACTTGGTAAGACTATTCAAGCTCTTGGCGCGCTCAAGTTCTATCCTGAAATGCGTCCTGCATTATGGGTATGTAAGTCTACCCTTAAGATACAAGCATTAAAGGAAGCTATTGATTGGTGTGGTCCTGAGATGATGGGACAGGTTATCGAGCATGGGAAAATGTTTATTATCCCTAATCTTAATCTATACATCGTATCAATGGACTTGCTACGTAATATCCCTACTGAGAAGCTAGCAGAGATTCCATATAAGACTGTTGTTGCAGATGAGATTCAGCACTTTAAGAATCCTGATTCTACTAGGACAGGTGAATTAAGGAAGTTAGTTGCTAAGGCTGATTATTTTATGCCTCTTAGTGGAACACCCTGGAAGAATAGAGGTAGTGAATATTTTCCAGTTCTTAATATGCTACGTCCTGAGATGTTCCCTAGTCAAGCCCACTTCAAGAATATGTGGGTAGATTATATTAAGGATAAGGATACCGGTAAGTATAGGGAAGCGGGAATTAGAAATATTCCCCAATTTAGGGAAGTTACCAAATCTTTCATCATACGTCGTATGAGAGATGATGTTCTTCCTGACCTACCAAAGATTAATAGACAGTTAAGATTTGTAGATATGGAGGCGCTCTACCTTAAGGCATATGATAAGGAAGAGTCAAAGGTAGCTGCAATTCTTAAGGCTGCAATCATTGATGGTGTCGCACCTAAGCAAATTATG